ATGACCAGGCAGGGAAGTGGTATTTATACTCCCTTGCTTTAAGGTCAGCGACGGCACCGGGACCGTGCTTAGGTCTCCATTCTAGGGGGTTAAAATCCCCTAAAGTGGTAGATAGTATGTCAAAAACTTTCTGACATATATCTAACTGGCCAGTAGATACTGGAGAATCTGTTGAATCTCCGTATCCTCGAGGTGGTAGCCGGTAGTTACGACAAGTATAATCGCGACTACTGCTAACATCCAGGGTTTCCCCGTCCCAATTTGCATCAGGATAGGGAAGACTGACTTCAACCTGGTAAAAATCTGAGATAGTCTCATAGACTTTCTCCTTTTTACAATCAAGGCTTACCTTCTTTCCGATGGCATAAAGCTGTCGAATCAAGGCAATAGCATTGATATCAGGCTCCGACCTAAGTACACCACAATCGTCGAAAATGCGTATCAGTATCCCCTTGAATAGTCGAGGGATTACTGAGCCTTTCCTCCACCGCTTACTACACGGTAGAGACGAAGGGACGTACGCTCCGCTTGAAAGACACTTATCAAAGTGCTTCAGGAGGGCAGGGAAATCCAGTGTGAAAACCGGAAGACCCCTAGATTCGACGAGAGAGGAAATTCGAGATAGATCGCGAATTAACTCCCTGTGGTCGGTAGGGTAGGTATCGAGAGCATCTTTTATGATGCCCTCGACTGCTCTATGTAGACATCGAACGTACCTTTTAGTCATGATAGCACCTCTTGTGTTATTGATGACGTACGGGTCCGAAGATATCCTTGGAAGAACCACTCTCCATAGCTCTAGAAAGAGCTAAGGGGGTTGAGAGTCGGTTAAGACTCCCAGCCCAGGAGAGCGATCAGGTTTGCGGAAACTTGCCATTCGGCAAGACCTTCAGCAAGATCCACGACATCCGCTTCCGTGTCTCCAGGCGTCGCCCGGAACACGAAGTAGAATTCGCGGAACAATTCCTCGTCGACGAGAGTGGCAAAGACCGTCTGACTAAGCACAACGTTGTGCCGGTCAAGCGGAGCTTTACCATTCTTAGACGTCTCAGTAGTATGTCGCACCTTCATACGGACTTCGTCCGTTGAATTACGGTGCAAATACTCTGCTGAGTAATTGTCCTGATTGATCTTCTTAAGGACTCGTGCAGTGCCACCGGCACCGCCGAGGTTGATAGTAATACTATCTCCGAACATGATGTCTGCTTTCTAAGGTTGATTAGCGACCCCTAAGGATCGCTAACGACCCCAGAATCGACAGTTGCCTTCCATTAAGGAAGGGTAGCGATGCAGTGAGGCTTGGGCCACCAGAGTAGACATATCTTCGTTTACTCTCGTAGCTCATCCATGAAGAGCCCTCTGGTTTGGCATAGTCATTATTGCTATAGCCTGCCAGTTGGTAGGTCCTGGTATTGAACGTGTGTTCCATTATACAAATGGGACCGCTAACATGACCGACACTATTATTGGAAGCTTCTAAGAAGTCCCCAGTATTAGTGAACCAGTCAGCTAGCCACGTCCACGGAAGAGCATCCCAAAGATTTTTGAGTTGCTGACCCGTGCCAAGGCCTAAGACCAGTCTCCGAGCCCGACTACGTTGGGACTCAGAGCCTCCGGGAAGATTCCCGGTATTTGGGGACCATCTAATGGTACCCCACATCCGCCGTTTCCCAGACTCTTTGTAAAGAGCCTGTTGGATAAATGCATTCGACTCGAGCAAAATTAGTCCGCTCGTGAAGTTATGCACATCGGTGGACAAGGTCATTCTTCTCTTCAAACCACCTTTGCTTTCGAGCCTTTTCAACTCATTGACACGGTTGTCTACCGCGCCAGTGAAGTTGATAAGCTTGAGAACATCGGAGACGAAGGTGCGCCAACCAAATTGAATGGAAAGATTAGCAGATGCTGCTCTCTCCAAAAAGTTGTTGCCCCCAAGTCTTACCATCCTAGGTAAGTCTCGTAGTTCCGAAAGGAACACGGGAAGTTGAATGTGAGCCCGGCCGGGATTAGTCTTGGCCATAAGCTCAGTCGCCAAAGCGGCAACATTCATACTAGGATAAGTACCACCACTGGGAGCAACCATCTTAAACGGGTATTTATCGCATATGCGATCACCCGGGTAAGGTTTGTTGTTCCCTCCACTCCACGACGCCCCTCCGGTGTCCGTCTCTATTTTATAGAACGGGTTTTCACCATCAGGGTTGCCGTGAGTGTCAGAGCAGGTCCGGATTGTTTTCTGGGCCTGGATGACAGTCGTATATCCAGCCTTAGTGAGGCTTCCCGAAATAAATTCATCGGGATCCGATCTAATTCTGGATGTAGTCATGTCACTGGTACTTTCCGGTTTGGTTCACTGTAACAGGGCGAACAATTCGACGAGACAACTTATCTCGATGGAGGAACCCACAAG